TATCGGAGGTTCGCTTGGCTCGCCCAACGCCTCCACACCCCTTTCCGAGCTTCCGATAAGAACACCTATCGGAAGTTCAGGACTGCCCCGATGGGGTAGTCGAGCCCGGAATTATCGGAAGCCCAAAGCCTCTGAATCGGCTGGATTTCCGCCGCTCCGGTTATAATTTCGGTTATATTTGCTCCGCCCCTGCGGGGCCAACCGGGCGGCCAGCCCTGTCGATGTTCGGCAAAAATGTCTCCGGGGCTGGCCCCTTGCGCAAAGATCGGCGGCAGAGGGCGCCCAGATGCACTCGCCCTTATGCTTGCTGCCGGGAGTGGTGCCCCGGCCTGCCGCAACTCTTGCCAGGCTGAAAACAATTCGCCGGAATTTCCGGACAACTGAATCGCTCGCGAGGTAGGAACACCCTCCCTACGCACCCGCGCCATAACGACGTCTGTCTAGCGGGTAAAGTAGCCTCGGATGCCGCGTGGCCACGTGCCCCGAAGCGAAGAGATGCGGGACCTTGGGACCCCGCCGCGAGCGACGGTGCGGACGGACGAGGCTTTGGCCGGTAATCCTGTGCTGTGGCGTGGCGGGAGGCTTTCGAGCCGATTGGACCGCCGGCAGACGGTAAACCCCGGGTGGGTAGCGAGCGGTCCGCACCAACTAATTCAACCAACGAGGCGACGCATGAGCGGTTGGGACCATCCGTTCTCGCCGAACCTCGTCTTGCCGAAGCGGCCCAAGCCCGCGCCTGCACCGGACGACAAGGTCCGCATCGAGTTTCCGGACCGGTTCGCGAGCGCCGACGACCTCGACGCGATCCGCCGCGACCATCCCGGCGCTCGGGTGAACGTGATGGAGACGCGCCTATACGGCGACGATCTCCTGGAGCCGGTGCTCGCGAGCTACGTCCTGGTGACGCCGGGCAACGGCTGATGTTCTTCTGAGGTAAGCCTCGGTGCGGCCCTGCATCGCATCCGGCTGGGGCATCGAGTTACGGCAGCGGCGTGAAGAACGCGCACCCACGCCAGAGACTGACCATGCGGCGGATAGCAGATTCAGTTGGGGCTTACTCCCGTCAGTGACCGCCGAGCCGGCGTTGCGCCCGGCCTGCCGTATCTACAACGTATACACACGAGGCGCGCATGAACGAGCTGGTGCGCCTCCCCGATCAGGCGACGCTTGAGGCGTTCAGCCGGCATGCGCAAGCCATCTCGGCGCAGCCGCACGACCGCCCGCTCCTCTCGGACGTGGCCGGTTCGGTCTCCGCGAACACGCTGCGGGCCTACGGCTCCGACGTGCGGGCCTGGACCGAATGGGCGCAGGCCAATGCCCGCTCCGCGTTCCCGGCCCTGCCCGCCGACGTTGCGGACTATCTCCGCAGCCTCGGCGGCAAGGCGAAGGCCTCGACCATCGGCCGCCGCGTCGCCGCGATCAGCTGGGCGCACCGGGCCAAGGGCGCACCATTCGACGCCAAGGCCGGCGTCATCACGTTCGCGCTTGAAGCGATCCGCCGCCAGCACGGCGCAGGCCAGGGAGGGAAAGCGCCCCTTGGAACAGCCGAGATCAAGGCCATCGTTGCCCGGCTTCCAGACAGTCTCGCCGGCAAGCGGGACCGCGCCATTGTATTGCTCGGGTTCGCTTCGGCCCTTCGTCGATCGGAACTTGCGGCGCTTGACGTTTCAGATGTCGGTTTTGAGCGAGACGGGCTTGTCCTCACCATTCGCCGCTCCAAGGGCGACCAGCACGGCAAAGGCCAGTTCGTAGGCGTCCGCTACGGTCGCCGCGAGAAGACCTGCCCGGTCAAGGCGCTCCAGGATTGGCTCCGCGCCGCTGGCATCGGCTCCGGCGCGCTGTTCCGACCGGTTCGCGGCGACACGGTTCGCCCGCTCCGCATGTCCGACCGGGCCATTTACGACGCGATCAAGGCAGCCTGCGCCCGCGCCGGCCTGGACGAGACGCGATACGGCGCGCATTCGCTCCGCTCCGGCCATGTGACCACAGCGCTCGGCGAGAAGGCCGACCCGATCCAGGCGCAGCGCCAGCTTCGGCATAAGAGCTTGGACACGACGCTCGGCTATGACCGGCGCGCCGCGTCCCTGCGCGGCAGCACGAGCGGAAAGCTCGGCTTATAAGGATCGCTTTATATGCAGGTGACGATCGGGAACGCGACGCTCTACCTGGGCGACGCGCGAGAGATCGTGCCCGCGATCGGTCCAATCGACGCGATCGTGACCGACCCGCCCTATGGGCTGAAGGAGGCGCGCGGCAAGAACAAGTCTCGCAGCAATCTCGCGCCCGCCCGTGATTACGGCGTGGCCGATTGGGACGATCAGCCCTGCCCGCCCGAGATGATCGCCGTGATGCGCGCATCGAGCCGCTGGCAGATCATCTTCGGCGGCAACTATTTCGCGGTGCCGCCCTCGTCCTGCTGGCTCGTCTGGGACAAGCGCAACGGCGCGAATGACTTCGCGGACTGCGAATTGGCCTGGACGAACCTGAAAAAGGCCGTGCGCCGGATCGAGTGGACCTGGAGCGGCTTCTGCCGGAAGGGCAGCGACCCACGCGGCCTTCACCCCACGCAGAAACCCGTCGGCGTGATGAAGTGGTGCATCGGTCATCTACCGCCGAACGTGACCACCATTTGCGACCCCTTCATGGGTTCCGGCACGACCGGCATCGCCGCGATTGAAGCGGGCAAGCGCTTCATCGGGATCGAGCGCGAGCGCCGCTACTTCGACACGGCCTGTGAGCGCATCGCCGCCGCGCAGGAGATGGCCGAGGCCGCGTGATGCGCGACAAGCTGCGCGAAGAACTGATCGACATGGCGTGGTTCCTCGCCGGCCTCGGCGCGGCCCTGCTCGCGATGTACCTCCGGCATTGGCCCTGGTCGTGATGCCCTGGCTCTGGATCGACCTGATCCGCGAATGCGCGGGCTACTGGCTCGCGTGGTGCGACGAGGTCGAGATCGAACTTGGTCGTTGACATTTAAGTCAACGCTATGGGGTGGCCTGTTATGGCCGGCGGTGTTCCAAGCATCATCGCCGGGCGGGTTCAATTCCCGCTCGCTCCCTACCCATTCAGCCCCGCCCTCGCGCGGGGCTTTGTCGTTTGGAGGCCCGCATGGTCCGACGCCCCGATGATCGCCGCATGACGATGGCGATGGTGAGCGCCGTCCTGGTCGCGGCCGTGGCTCCGAAGCCCGCGCATCTCTCCATCGCGCAATGCCCGAACCCACCGCGCGCCCATCGGCACGCGACCTACGAGGACTCGCGCAAGGCGGCCGCGATCGCGCTCCCGATGGCGCTGGCGGACATCTGACATGACCGACGCCCCAGCCGAAGCCGTCAAGAGCCTGATCGAGGGCGCTTGGCGCGAACTGGTCGAGCTTTTCCGCCAGGGCGAGGGCCTGTCTTGGGAACAGCGCCGCATCCTGGGCGAGGTGATTGCCGATCTCGGGAATGGCGTGCCGCGCGCCTTCGAGGTCTGTCCCTACATTGTCCATAGAGACGCAGGCGAGCGCCCGTATCTGATCCCGGCCCGCTACATCCGGGACGCGCTGCGCGACCTGCGCGCCTTCCGCAAGGGCCACCTGAGCGCCGACGCGCTCCGCATCATCGCCCCCGTCAGTCTCTGATGGACATCCTCGACCGCCTGTTCGCCGCCCGGCTGATTTTCGCGGGCGACCGCCAGGCGGCGCGCGTCTATGCCGGACTGCGCCGGGACGTGGCGCGCAACGCCGCGACGCTCTCGCGCATCGAATCCCGCTGGGCCGCCGCCGGCATCAGCACCGGAACCCGGACCCTGATCGACATGCTGTGCGAGGGCCAAGCCCCCGCCGGCATCGAACACCACCTGCGCGGCTCGCCCACCGGCCGCAGCCGCGCGGACATCGGACACATCCAGCATGCGCTCGGCACCATCGCCGAGTGCCTGCGCATCGCGGAGCCCGCATGATCGAGCGCCACATCCCGGCCGAACAGGCCGGATGGGTCAACATCGGCGGCCGCACATGGCGGCTTCCGGACGGCGCTTGCTACACCTTCAAGGACGGCGTCGACCAGGTCGTGCCCCGCTTCGAGCCCGGTCCCGCGCCGCGCGAGTACGGCCGCAAGGCGATGCCGACCGGCCGGATGATCGACTGATATGCGCGCCTTCCTTGCGGTCCGTCGCGCAGTCTCGTCCTGGCGCGCGATGAGCGCCACGATCCGCGACGTGGACACCCGCAAGGCCCCGCGCCCGCTGTGGCAGACGGACGGGGTTCCGATGCACCGCCAGGGCGGCGTCTTCCCGCCAGGGACGCAGTTCGTGCTCTGCCGATGCGACGTGTGCCGCCCGGCAGCGGAGCCCGAACGTACCGCCGAAGCCCTCTGGACGGGCGACGATTGGGCCTTGGCCGCAGGACGAGATCAGTGAGGACGCCATGAGCAAACTGACCGCCGCCGAGCGCGACGCGCTGCCGAGCCAGGACTTCGCCGGCCCGGAGGGCTCGTATCCGATTCCCGACGCCTCGCACGCCCGAAACGCGCTCGCCCGCGTGATGCAGTTCGGCTCGCCCGCGCTGCAATCCCGGGTCAAGTCCAAGGTGGCCGCGAAGTTCCCGGGCATCCATCAGGGCAAGCCGCCGCAGGGCTGACGTGGCAAATCGAACAATCCGAACGCCGGAAAAAAAGGCCGCATTCCTCGACGCCCTGGCCGAAGGCGCATCCGTGACCAAGGCGGCCAGCGCCGCCGGGCTGGGCCGCACCGCCGCCTATGCGTGGCGCGAGGACGACGAAGGCTTCAAGGCCGAATGGGACAGCGCCGTCGAGGCTGGCACCGACGTCATGGAAGACGAGGCGCTCCGCCGCGCGGTCAATGGCGTCAGCAAGCCGGTATTCCACAAAGGAACGGCGTGCGGCTACGTCCAGGAATACTCCGACACGCTGATGATCTTCATGCTCAAGGCGCGCCGGCCGGACAAATACAAGGACCGCGCCGCCGTCGAGAGCGACAACACCGTGCGCATCATCTCGTCCGAACCCATGAGCGAAGATGACTGGCAAGCCAAGTACGGTGATCCTGTGGCAACCGCAGAAGGGTCCGCAAAAGGCGCTGGTTGACTGCCCGGTCCATGAAATCTTCTACGGCGGTGCGCGCGGCGGAGGCAAAACCGACGGCGTCATCGGCAAGATGGGGCTCAAGGCCCTGCGCTACGGCCGCGGCTTCAACGGCATGTTCTTCCGCCGCGAGCTGCCGATGCTCGACGACGCGATCGCGCGGTCGCACGAAATCTACGGCCCGCTCGGCGGGCGCTGGATCGACCAGAAGAAGACCTGGATCTTCCCGAACGGCGCGCGCTTCCGGTTCCGGCCGCTGGAGCGCCTGCAAGACGCCGAGAAGTACCAGGGCCAGAACATCACGGACGTCTGCATCGAGGAGGCGGGCAACTATCCCGACCCGGCCCCGATCATGCGCTTGCACGGCGTGCTGCGCTCGGCGCAGGGCGTGCCGACGCAGATGCACCTGACCGGCAATCCCGGCGGCCCGGGCCAGCACTGGATCAAGCAGCGCTACATCGACCCCTGCCCGGCCGGCATGCTGCCGATCCGCGAGACGATCCAAGTCAAGACCTACAAGGTCACGCGCAGCCGCGTGTTCATCCCGGCCAAGGTCTGGGACAACAAGCTGCTGCTGACGAACGACCCCGGCTACATCGCAGGCCTCCACCTCGTCGGCTCCGAAGCGCTGGTCAAGGCGTGGCTCGACGGCGACTGGAGCGCGATCGAAGGCGCGTTCTTCGACTGCTGGAGCAGCGAGAAGCACATCCTGCGGCCCTTCCCGGTGCCGGAGACCTGGACGCGGTTCCGCTCGATGGACTGGGGCTCGGCGCGGCCGTTCAGCGTCGGCTGGTGGGCCATCGTCGAGGACGACTACCGGACCGAGGACGGCCGTGTCCTGCCGCGCGGCGCGATCGTGCGCTACCGCGAATGGTACGGCTCGAACGGCAAGCCCAATGTCGGGCTGAAGCTGACCGTCGAGCAGGTCGCGGCCGGCATCAAGGAACGCGAACAGGGCGACACGATCCAGTACGGCGTGGCCGACCCGTCGATTTTCCAGCACGACGGCGGCCCGGCGCACGCCGAGCGCTTCCATAAGGCCGGCATTCTCTGGCGTCCGGGCGACAACGCCCGCGTCCCGCTGCGCGGCGCGATGGGCGGCTGGGACCAGATGCGCGCCCGCATGATCGGCCACGACGGGAGCCCGATGCTCTACGTCTTCGACGGCTGCAAGGACTTCATCCGCACCGTTCCGGTGCTCCAGCACGACCCCGACCGGCTTGAGGACCTCGACACCGATTCCGAGGACCACGTCGCGGACGAGGCGCGCTACGCCTGCATGAGCCGGCCCTACACGCCGCCGGCGCCCAAGCGCAAACCGACTGCCGACGAACTCGCCGCCAAGGCCGCGCGGCTGCCGACCTACGACGAGATCATGGCGATGCACAAGAACCGGCGCACCTCGAAGGGACGCATCTAGATGGCGATGACCGACGTCGAGTTTCGCCGCATCGTGGCGGACACGTTCGACAAGCTACTGCCAGACGAGAGCCCCAAGCGCACCAAGCGGGGCTTCCGCTGGAGCGCCTGCACCGAATGCGACGGGCGCGGCTACTGCACCGAAGATGGATTTGAGGGTTGCCACGACGGCGCTCTCTATTTCCGGCAATCGGTTGCCTCCTGCCGGGCCTGCTACGGCTTCGGCGGCGAATGGACGAACCTCCGCCTTCGGCTCCGCAAGAAACTCCGCGACGCCGCCTGGCGCGCCTACCGCTGGCTCTAGGACCGCATCATGGCCGATCCCGTGACCAGCGCCGGCGTCGAAACCCTTCAGGATTTCGGCGGCGGGAGCGACGCGCCCCAACTGTCGCCCGCAGACTACGTCCGCTACTGGAACAGCGAGATCAAGCTCGCCCAGCGCGAGGAGCAGGGCTGGCAGGAGCGCGCCCGCAAGGTCGTGCAGCGCTACCGCGACGAGCGCGAGGCCAGCGAGGAGGGCCAGGGCCGCTTCAACGTGCTGTGGTCCAACGTCGAGACGCAAGGCCCGCTGATCTACAGCCAGGTGCCGAAGCCCGTCGTGGCGCGGCGCTTCCCGGAGCGCAAGGCCGACGGCTGGAATCCGTTTCAGCCGCAGCAGCCCGACGAGGTCTCGCGCATCGTCTCCGAACTGCTGGAGCGCGCCATCACGGTTGTGCTCGACACGCAGATGGACGGCGTGATGAAGCGCGTCCGGCAGGACTTCCTGCTGCCGGGCCGTGGCGAGGCGCGCGTGCGCTACGTGCCGACCTTCAAGCAGATCCCGCTCCCGCCGGTCCCGACCGTCACGGACGCGACGGGCCGGACCGTGCGCGCCGACACGGGCGAGGCGATCGAGGACACGACCGCGATCGGCGACAACGGCTTCTGGACGCCGCCGCCGCTGGAGGCGCTCGACACCGAACGGGTCGAACTCGGCTACACCGTCTGGGACGACGTGTTGTTCAGCCCGGCCCCGACCTGGGAGGACGTGCGCTGGGTCGCGTTCCGCGCCCGCATGACGCGCGACCAGTTGACCGCGCGCTTCGGCGACGTCGGTAAGCAGGTGCCGCTCAAGAACCGCCCGGCCGGCATGGAGAAGGACGTCTCCAAGCCCGAGAACGAGCTATTCGCCCGCGCGATCGTGTGGGAAATCTGGGACAAGACAAGCGGCAAGGCGCTCTGGATCGCGGAAGGCTTCGCCGACCAGACGCTCGACGAGAAGCCCGACCCGCTGCGGCTCCAGCAATTCTTCCCTTGCCCCGAGCCGGTGCAGGCGCTGTGGACCAACGGCACGCTCAAGCCCGCGCCGGAATATTGCCAGTACCAGGACCAGGCGCAGGAACTGGACGATCTGACCGACAAGATCCGCCTCATCACGCGGGCGATCCGGGTCAAGGGCTTCTACGCCGGCGACTCGAAGAACGAATTCTCCACCATGTTCGCGGACGGCAACGACGCGCCTGAACTGATCGCGTGGTCCGATTGGGCCGCGTTCACGGATTCGGGCGGGCTGGAGAAGCTGATCGCGTGGTTCCCGATCGACATGCTGGTCGCGGCGCTCACCGCGCTCTACCAGGCCCGCCAGGAGGTCAAGCAGGAACTGTACGAGGTCTCCGGCCTCGCCGACATCATCCGCGGCGCATCGAATCCGGACGAGACCGCGACCGCGCAGAACATCAAGAGCCGGTTCGCCGGCATGCGGGTCGAGGACAAGGCCAAACAGATGGCCCGCTTCGCGCGCGACCTGGTGCGGCTCACGGGCGAGATCATCGCCGAGCACTTCCAGCCCAAGACGCTGTCCGAGATGACCGGCATCTACCTGCCGACCGCAGCCGAGAAGCAGGCCGCGCTCCTCAAGGCGCAGATGATGATGGCGAACGCCGGCGCGCAAGGCCAGCCGGCCGATCCGACGATGGCCGCCAAGTACCAAGCGCTTCAGGCGCAGCCGACCTGGGACGACGTGCTGCCGGTGCTGCGCTCCGACGTGAAGCGCTCGTTCCGCATCGACATCGAGACCGACACGACCATCGCGCCGGACAAGGACGCGGAGAAGCAGGCCCGGGTCGAATTCCTGGAGGCGTTCAGCCAGTTCCTGTCCGAGGTCGCGCCGCTGGTCGGCCAGGGCGTGATTCCGTTCGAGCTTGCCAAGGAGATGCTGCTGTTCGGCGTGCGCGGCTTCCCCATCGCGCGGCCGCTGGAAGCGGCGATCGAGGCGATGCAGCCGCAGGCGCCGCAGAACCAGGGCCCGAGCCCCGAGCAGATCCGGGCCGACAGCGCCCAGCAGGTCGCGCAAATCCGCGCCCAGAGCGAACAGGCCAAGCTGGAGGGCCAGCAGCAGCTTGAGGCCATCCGCCAGCACGGCGCGGCCCAGATCGAAGCGCTCCGGACCAAGACCGAGGGCCTGATCGAGACGATGCGCATGGCATTCGACGCCGACCAGAACGACAAGGACCGCGCGCTACAGGCGCAGGGCCTGCTCATCAAGGCTGGCACCGCGCCGATCAAGGAGCCCAACGGCTCGCTCGACGCGCCGGCCGTCGGCTACGAGGACGCCCACCCGGCGCAGCCGCAGGACAATCCGGCGCTGAAGCAGGCAACCGCGACCGCCATTCAGGGCGCGCAGGAACACGCTGCGCTGCCGCCCAGCGGCCAATAAGGGGAACACATGGCGACGCTTGGATCGCTGATTGTTGAACGCGACACCTGGAAGGTACGCCGTCCGCACTGGGGCGACCGCTATCTCGCCGCTGAGGCAGCCCCCAATGAGGAGGGCGAGTCCTCGTTCCACATGTTCAACGGTGAGGGCAAGGCCGTCATGTTCCCTTGGGGCGACATCGACGCTGACGCGACCGATTGGGAGATCGTCGAATAATGGCCCGCGAACGCTTCCTGTACGACAAGGATGCTGACCAATTCATCCTGGCGGAGAAGTGGTACGCCAAGCACGGCTACCCGAGTCGCCCGGCGTTCTACGTCATCGGCGACATCCAGCCCTATCGCGAGATCGCGACCGGCGCGGGCCGCGTCATCGGCGGACGCCGCCAGCACCGCGACTACCTGCGCGAGAACGGCTTGGTCGAGGTCGGCAACGAGCGCATCGAGACGCAGCGCCCGACGCTGGACAGCCCGGGCCACGACATCAAGCGCGTGATGGAGCAGGTGGGGTTGTGACCATGCTGCTCTACACCCACGCGATCTACGCGCCGGGCGGCAGTTTCTGGTGCTATTGCCGCGAGGAGCAGATCGAGGCCTGCGGCGGCAACAAGCCGGGCTGGAGCGCAAAGCCGCTGGAGCAGCACGCGCATCTCGCGTCGGGCCGGCTCAAATGGATCGCGCCGAAACAGACGCCAGAAGCGCGGGGGCTGTGATGAAGCACGAATTCGACTTCGCCCCGTTCTACCGCCCGACGGTCTACATGGGCGTCGAGGCGACCGTCGTTCCGATGGAAACGAGCCAGCGCATCATCGAACGCATGATGCGCGAGATGCCGGCTCCTGAGCCCGAACCCCTATTCGAGTGGACGCAGGTGACTTCTGGGCCGATGGCGGCCTCCGAGCCGATGGTGCGCTGGATAAAGGCTTCGCAGAACTACGGGCGGGCCGTCATGGCTGGCGAGAAGCCCGATCCGACCGAGTTCGACGAAGCCGCACAGGCGCTCGCCCAGCATCTTGGCATCACCAATGAGGATCGCCGCGCCACGGAGCGCTTCCTCCAGGAACAGGCGGCGCAAGACGCGGTGGAGCTATTCGAGTGCATGACCGCCGAAGGCCGCGCGGCCACCTTTGAAGCGCTGCGCGCCCGCTTCTGCCTCCATTGCGGCAGTGATGATCCCGGCTGCCCGTGCTGGAACGACGAATGACCGACCGCTCCGACCTTCTGCGCGCGCTGACCGGGCAGGCTGATGACAGCCTGAGCCCGGAGTCGCAGTACCAGCAGGAGATGCAGGACACCGCGCGCAAGAACTGGATGGTCTCGCGCCCCGGCCCGTACCGCACGCCGCTCGCGCCAAAGGCCGAGAGCGCGTTCCGCCAATGGGTGCGGGACAACAACGTGAACTTCAATCCGGACGCGCCGGCGGCCGACTACGACATGCGCGGCTTCTATCAGGCCGCGATGCAGGGCGATCCGAACGCTGTTGCGGCGATTAACCCCTACGACCACCAGATGCACTTTCCGGACGTCTGGAAGACGCCAGCCGAGCCGAGCTTCTCGCGCGAGAGCAAGTACGCGATGCCGAACGCTCCGCACTGGCAGGGCGACCGCTACCTCGTCGACGAGAACGGGCGCGTCGTGTTCGACGCCGCCAATCCCGCAGAACACTAAGCCTCACAACCAAAAACACCGGGGAACCAAGGGCCGCCATGTGCGGCCCTTTGCATGAGAGGACCGCATGGACGAAATCGAGACCGGCGCGGACGACCTGCGCAGCCAGCTTGAGGCGGCGTTCGAGGCGCCCGCAACCGAAACGGCCGACACCGCCATCACAGACACCCCCCCGGAAACGGCTTCCGAGGCCACCGGCACGGCCGCTGAGCCGACCGGCACCGAGACCACCGCCGAGCCGACCGAAGCCACCGAGGCGCAGGCGCAAGCCGCCCGCGAGCGCGACGAGCATGGCCGGTTCAAGGCCAAGGCCGGCGAGGAGGCGAAGCCGGGCGAGCAGCCCGCCGCCCCGGAAGCGCCGGACGACATCAAGCGCTGGTCCGACGAGGACCGCGCCGCGTTCGCCGCCCTGCCCAAGGAGGGCCAGGACCTCGTCCTGCGCCGCCACAAGGCGATGGAGGCCGACTACACCCGCAAGACCCAGGAGGTCGCGAGCACGCGCCGCGAGTTGGGCGAAGTGTCCAACATGATCGAGCGCTACCGCCCGATCCTGGCGGCCGACGGCATCACGCCGGCGCAGGGCGTCGAGAACCTGGTGCGCCTGAACGACTTCTACCTGCGCGACCCGGCCGCCTATGTGGCCTACGTCGTGGAGAACACGCCGAACATCGACAAGGCGCAGCTCCTGGCGCGCCTGGGCCTGGGCGGCACCGCCGCCACGACCCCCACGCCCGCGCCGAAGGACGACGACGACGAGTTCCTCGACCCGGCCGTGGTGAAGATCCGCGACGAGGCCCGCGAGGCCCGGCGCGTGGCCGACCAGGCCATCAGCACTTTGACCGCCTCCCAGCGCGCCGAGCAAGCTCGGCAAGCCGAGGCCGAGCAAGGCCGCATCGTCAGCGAGATCGACGCGGCGGCCACCGAGACCGGACCGGATGGGAAGCCGGTGCGGCCCTATTTCGACACCGTGCTTCCCGACATGACGCGACTGGCCGCAGCCGAGCGCGCCGCAGGACGGACCCCCAAGATCGCCGATCTCTACGACACGGCGGTCTGGGCCAATCCGACCACGCGCGCCCAGCTTCTCGCGGACCAGGCCGCAGCCGACCGCAAGCGCGTCGAGGACGAACAGCGCACCACCGCAGCGGCCGCCAGAAACGCCGGATCGAGCGTATCCGGCCGTGGCCCAGCCCCTGCCGTGGTCGTCGAGGACCTCCCCTTGCGTGAACAGCTCGAGCGGCTGGTGGACGCGGGCTCCGGCGCCCGCATCTGACCGCCGGCCGCCTCACACGCATCTGAGGCACCCCAATGGCATCCCCCAACTATTCGGAAATCGTCACCACGACCCTGAAGAACCGCCGCGGCAAGCTGGCGGACAACGTGACCAAGAACAACGCGCTGCTCTATCGCCTGAGCGAGAGCGGCCGCAAGCGCCCGGTCTCCGGCGGCACCAACATCATGGAGGAGCTGGCCTACGCGGAGAACGGAACGTTCAAGCGCTACTCGGGCTACGAGACGCTGAACATCGCGCCGAGCGACGTGCTCACCATGGCCGAGTTCAACTGGAAGCAGGCGGCCGTGGTCGTCTCGATTTCCGGCCTTGAGCAGCACATGAATTCGGGCAAGGACGCGATCATCGACCTGCTCGAAAGCCGCATCAAGAACGCCGAAGACACCATGGCGAACAACATCGCCTCGGACGTCTATTCGGACGGCACGGCGGATTCCGGCAAGCAGATCGGCGGCCTCCAGCTTCTGATCTCCGACCTCGGGACCGGCACGGTCGGCGGCATCGACTCCTCGGCGTGGTCGTTCTGGCAAAATCAGGTTTATGACTTCTCGAACCAGAGCGTGACGCCCGGCGCGAGCACGATCCAATCCGCGATGAACCAGACCTACCTGGCGACCAAGCGCGGCTCGGATCGCGTGGACCTGATCGTCGCCGACGCGACCTACTTCCGCTACTACTGGGAGAGCCTCCAGGCGATCCAGCGCGTCACCTCCGACAAGATGGCGCAGGCGGGCTTCGAGGCGCTGAAGTTCATGGGCGCGGACGTCATCGACGACACCGGCCTGTGCCCGGCGAACCACATGTACTTCATCAACTCGAAGTACCTGTCCTACCGCCCGCATCGGGACGTGGACATGGTCCCCGCCGACCAGCGGTTCTCGACGAACCAGGACGCGATGGTCAAGCCAATCTTCTGGATGGGCAACATGACGATCGCAAATCGGGCCAGGCAGGGCGTCATCACGGCCTGATCGGCTGACGGATAAGGGAGCGGCCTAAAGCGCCGCTCCCGCTTCCCCGCGCTCTCCCCACTCTCCCCAAAGGACACTTCCATGGCAACCGTTTCCACTTCCGGGAAGCTGGGCGTGAACTACGCCCAGGTCGACACCGTCCCGCAGTTCCCCCTCGGCACCATCGACGAGGGCAACAACGGCTCCGAGTTCGTCTACATCCTCGCCAACAGCGCCATCGCGCAGTACGACGCCGTCGGCATTGACACGTCGAACGGCGGCGATCCGCTGACCAAGACCCATGCCGATGCCGGCCGCGACGTCGGCGCGGCGCAGGTCGCCATTGCCTCCGGCTCCTACGGCTGGGTGCAGCGCCGCGGCCGCGGCGGCAAGGTCAACGTGCTCGCCAATACCGCAGCGGGCGCCGCGCTCTACACGACCGCGACTGCCGGCAAGCTGAGCGACACCACGACCAGCCAGACCAAGGTGACGGGCATCGTGACCACGACCGCCAATGGCGGCTCGACGGCCGGCCAGCCCGCGACCCTGACCTTCCCGCACGCGGCCACGTTCTAAGCCTGTCCCGGACCTGATCCGGGAACCGCGCGCGGTACGACACGACGGAAGGGCGGCTCTCGGGCCGCCCTTTTCCATAACAAGGGAACATCGGAATGCAGAACGGCCAATTCTCCCGCGAGGGCTTCGTCTACCAGGGCATCGGCAGCATGGGCGGCGGACTTCCGACCCAGGGCTCCGGGCTCCATCCCATCTTCTCGATGCGCGCCGTCAAGGACGAGGCCGCCAGCGAGACGGAGGGCCGCCCGGTCTTCCGCAACGAGGAAGTCATCGAGATCCTGATCGCGGGCGACGCCAAGTCGAAGGTCGTACGCAAGGTGAGCGAGGAAGACCGCTATCGGTTCCACGAACACTACGCGCGCTTCAAGGCCGGCGCGAACACGCACGGCGCAATCGGCACGCCCGTCGAGCAATGGACCTTGGTGGACGCAGCCCAGGCCGCGACGCTCAAGGCGCTCAACATTTTCACCGTCGAGGCGCTGGCCGAAGTGCCGGACGACCTGCTCGCCAATCTCGGCATGGGCGCGCGCGGATTGCGCACCAAGGCCCAGGCGTGGCTGGAGCAGGCCAAGGACAATGCCGCCGCGACCCGCTTCGCCTCCCAGATCGAGGAGCGCGATGCGCAGATCGAACTGCTCAAGAGCCAGATGCAGGACCTGATCCAACTCGTCCAGGAGAAGGACGAGGCCGAAGCCCCGAAGCGCGGCAAGCGCGCGGTCGAGGCGGCCGACTAGGCGCGGCGCTCAACCCGCCGCTTCACACGATACTTCACATAAGGATTTCCGCATGTTCGCCGACCGCATCCTGAAGGCCGGCGTGCCCGCCGCTATGGCGCACGCCCTGAGCGATGTACTCCAGACCCTGTTCGGCCCGCTCGTCGCCCGCATCGAGGCGCTGGAACACGCGCTGGCCGAGCGCATCGAGGCGCTGGAACACGCGCTGGCCGAGCGCATCGAGGCGCTGGAACATCGCATCGCAGGCGTTGAGGCTCCCACGCCCGAGCCGGTCGAGACGCCCGTCGAGCCGAGCGCGGAGACGCCCGCGCCCGTCGAAGCGCCTGCCGCTCCGGAACCGACGCCGGAGCCCGCGCCCGTTCCCGAAGCCGAGACGCCGGCCGTGGAGCCCGCTCCGGCGACCGAACCGGCTCCCGAAGCGCCCGCCTCCTAATCCAGCGCACAGGAGCGCACCGTGGCCCGCACCCTTCTCCAGCTTTGCCAGGACGCCGCGCGCGACATCGGGCTGAACGTTCCGACCCTGATCGTGAACGGCCAGTCCGACCTGTCCAAGCGGCTGTTCCGCATGGCGCAGAAGGAGGCGGATTCGCTGCGCAAGCGCTTCGACTGGCAGGCGCTGCTCAAGGTCCAGACCATCACCACGGTCGCGAACACCGCGACCTACAGCCTGCCGGCCGACTACGCGCGCCACACGCTGGACAGTTTCTGGGACGCGACGCGCTTCACGGAGATGTACGGCCCGCTCACCCCCGATTTGTGGGCGATGCACAAATATTCCGCCGTGGCGGCCGGTCTTTTGCTGCAACGCCGTTGGCTTATTCGCGGTAGCAGCATCGTCATCGTCCCGACCCCGGGCACGTCGGGCGAGTCGCTCGCCTACGAATACGTCGGCAAGAACCACATCACGACCGGCGCGACCGCGACCGACCGCTGGACCACGGACGCGGACACGTCCGCGCTCGACGACCATCTCCTCGGGCTCGGCATCACCTGGCGCATGATGAACAACCTCGGCCTGGCGCACGCCGAGGAGAAAGACGAATACGCGCGCGAGGTCGCCAAGGCTGCGGCGCGCGACGGCGGCGGCGCGCCGCATTTCGCGCTGTCCGGTCCGCGCCGCTCCGCGCCCTCC